CACCGGAGCCTAGTCCTTAAGGGTGCTGCAGTAATGCAGCACCTCTGATGGCTAGGTGGTCGTCCTTTAGCAAGGCGACCGACACCCTGCGTCTTGCGACGCAGGAGCATTTGAGGCACGCTTACTGGAGTTCAAAATGTTTCCGACCAGGCCATTGCTCGAGAGATTCCTCTTCCTCGTCTTGGATTCGATCGTTAATCGTTTCTATAGGCGAAGTCATGGGGTTTTCCTCGAGACTTATATGCTCTGGTCGGATCGTCGCGAACTACTCAATGGAGTCCCTCCTATCCGCTGGGATAAGGCGCCTTATCTCTGGGAGGCTCAGTCCACATCTCCAGCTCAGCTGGATGATGTGGCTTTGCCCCCTAAGAGGTCGGCGACTGTCTTTGCGGGTTTCTGGGACAGCCTCTCTGGTATTCGAAAGGGTACCAGGTCAAGAAAATGACTACCGGAACTACCAACGATGATCGACGCTATCAGCTGTACGATAGCAACGGCAACCTTGCCACTGTGGGACCTGTTTGGTTCCGTCAGTGGACAGGTGGGGATAAGCATACCCCTCGTTCTCCTTACTCTCTAGTTGTAATTTTTGACCACAGGAATAATAAGTGGCGGAATTACAAGGCGAGGTCGAAGCCCCCTAAAAGGGCTTCGAATGAGGAGCATCCATACAGCGTTTATGCCTCTTATCTCAACAAGAGTTTCTTTAGGAACCATCAGGTTGTCTTCCCCTACTCGGACTACACTGGTCCAGTAGGAGGAGGACTTGCACCTGGCGGCCTTGGAGACAATTGGACAGCCCTCGATCAATATTCCTTGATCGGTAAGCTGCGAGATAAGGTCGGTGGATCAGACTTTAACCTTGCTGTCTTCCTCGCGGAAGGCAATGAGGCGTTAAGGATGATTGGCGACACGGCAATTAAACTCTCGAAGGGTATCACGTATGCTCGACACGGCGACTTCGTCAACGTGTTTCGTGTACTCTTCGGCAACCGAGTTGAACCTCCTAAGAGGTTCAAGTTTCGAGTACCTGATCGTGAGATCGCGTCTCGCTGGCTCGAGTTGCAGTATGGCTGGAAGCCTCTTCTGAGTGACATCCATGGCGGCGCCGAGTTTCTCGCGCACCAACTAAATGTACCTCTCCAGCAGGTAACCAGGGTCTCCCGTCAGCGAGTTGTCAGTCTTGACAGTCCGCCGATAGGAGGAGCTTATAGCCGCTATGTCAACTATGGTCTATTCGTCCGTAGTAGCATAAAAGCTATAATCTCTGAAGTCAACGTGCCACAGTTAGTCGGTCTAACAGACCCTCTTTCTGTGATATGGGAAAAGACCCCTTGGTCTTTTGTTGCCGATTGGGCTATCCCGATTGGCTCCTGGCTTCAGTCTCGAGGCCTTCAACAGGCCTTGACCGGTACGTTCGTCCAGACCACGAAGAATTGGTATGAGGGCAAGGGAATTCGTTCCATTGATCCGGATCGGGTGTACGAAATTGCACCCGACCCGCGCGTTACGCTTTGGGCGAGAGAAACCCGTCTTGTACGGACTGTCTCGTCTTCACTTAACGTGCCTTATCCAACGGTCAAACCACTTGGGAAAGTGGCTTCGTGGGGACATGCCGCTAATGGCATCGCTCTCCTAACCCAAGTCTTCGGCAAGAAACTTTACGGCAAAAGACCGCCCGGTTTCTACGGCGATGGACCTGGATCTTAAACAGCCCTTTTGGGCCGCTATGGGTTCCTCCTGTAGTGTTAAATCTTGGAGTTAAATAATGTCAGCTATTGCCGATATTACCGTCTTTGACGGAGCCAGCACCCCTGTTTCGCACCTCTTGAAGGCTATCGATGTCACCCGTACGGGTGGCAAAGTGGTCGCCAACTGGCGCGAGAACTTGACTGGCGTTCCTGTCTACGCACAGGTTCGCACTTCTGCCTCTCTCGAGCGGCTGAAGAGCGGGGTTTACAAGGCGGAAATGCGCCACGTCGTACCCGTCATGGAGTCGATCTCGGGCCAGAATGCTGCAGGTTATACTGCGGCGCCGAAGGTCGCTTATGAGAACACGTTTGTACAAACGGGTTTCTTTCATGAGCGCTCTGACGCGAATGGCCGGAAAACCTGCGTGCAGATCGGTATTAACATTAGTGGCAATATTGCCACTACTGTCACGCCGGCAAGCGCAGGTCCCTTCGTTGATCTGTTCTTTAACCTGATCTCACCTTCCTAACGGTGAGTGCCTCTCTAGGGAGGCTTCAGGTCCCAACTTCCAATAATTGGAGCATTTATCGTGATTAAACGATGGGATGAACAGTATTCGTCGAAGGGTTCTACTGAGATCGCGAGACGGATTGCACTTTGGCATCTTAGCGAGGTTTCCCTCGCTTCGAAGCAGTTTCTTGATATCTACGGGTTCATAGAATCCATGGACTTCAAGGCCCTGTGCCATTACGAGCTTGACTACTGCGAGCTAACCCCTTCTGATGCCTACAACCTTCGTCAGGTTCTTGCCCTTTTTTCAAAGAGGCAAGATCTTGACATCGGTTGTGACAAAAGAGAGGTCGCGCTAGTCAAATTTCGTGAGGCCGAACAGCTATGCTTAGAGACAAATAGGATTTTCAAATCATGGACGAGGGGTGATTTAACCTTCACCTCACGCGTTGAGTCTGTGTTTCACAGTGCTCAGCGGAAAATATCCAGAATTTTGGGTAATCTCCCGTCTCTATCTGAGTTAAACCTCAGGTTCGGTCCAGGTGCGACGACGACAGTCGTTAAAAGAATGGCGTCAGCTCGGCGTAAGCTGGGTGAGGCGTTCACATGTAGCGAAGAACTCCTTTCTATTGCTTCGGCAGTACTTGAGGAGATGCCGGCTTGGGTTCCCTTCGAAAAGGAATCGGAGTCGGTCTTAGTGGCACTTGAGGTCCATCCGTGCAAACTAAGCTTCGTCCCGAAGTCCGCTAAGACGGATAGGGCAATCGCCGTCGAGCCCATGTTAAACACTATGTGTCAACTTGGGATCGGTGACTATATTGCCAGCCGTCTAAGGCGGGAAGGTATCGATATCAAGGACCAGTCTCGTAATCAAAACGCGGCCAGGCTTGGATCGTTAACGGGGGAGTTAGCTACCCTCGACCTTAGTAGTGCCTCCGATACAGTCGCTATCGAGTTGGTTTATCACCTCCTCCCTATCGACTGGTTCCTTTTCCTCAGTAAGCTTCGCACTGGGAAGTGCGATGTAGAGGGCAAGGTCGAAGTGCTCCAGAAGTTCTCTAGTATGGGTAATGGTTTTACATTCCCACTAGAGACTCTTCTCTTCTACGCATTAGCGGTTTCGTGCGTCCGAAGTGAAGACGTTAAGCTTGTTAGTGTGTACGGTGATGATATTATTATCCCAACGTACGCCTATCCCTTGCTTAACGAAGTGCTTACGGCTGCTGGCTTTCTCTTGAATGCTAGCAAGTCGTTCGCATCTGGACCTTTCCGTGAATCTTGCGGAAAGGACTATCTTTCGGGTATCGATATTCGCCCTTACTATTGTAAGGGTCCCTTCCTCATCGCTGATCTATTTACTTTTCACAATTATTATGTGAGAAGGGGTCTTGATGAGGCCGCTCTGATTGTTTTGGAATATATCCCCAAGTCCCTACGCAAGTATGGACCTGATGGATATGGTGACGGTCACCTTTTGGGTGATTTTGTCCCAATTCCTTACAATCGTCATTTAGGGTGGTCGGGTTATACCTTTCAGACGTTTTCCTTTAAAGCTAGACGATCACTCGTCAAGTCTAGAGGAGACGCCGTCTTTCCCCTTTATGCAATCTACGCCCAGCCTCCTCGATTGGGGATCCCAGGAATGGAACCCTCAACTTTGGAGAGGATTGGAGCGAACTACGGTCGACGCGCTGCGTTTCACAACGTTGCAAAGTCCTCTGTTACGCATAGAAAGGGTGAGCTTTCGGTGGTAACACCTGGAGTTCAGGGGTATAAGGTCTTATCGATCTACGTTCTAGACTGATCCTTTTTTCAGTCTTCCCGCAAGGGTGGAGGCCTTTAGGCCTTAAAGTGGAATAAGCATGCTAAGCTTATT